CTTCTGCATTATATAACAAAGCTGGTTTGGTTATATGTATAGAAGTAAATACAAGTAAGAATATCATAATGGCGACACTAAGTTTATTGTATCGAACAAACCCTTTAACATTGTACATTCGTTTTGTATTTATATTATACTATAATTACAAAAAAGTTAGGTAAAAAAGTTAAAATTCATCATCGTCACGATCTTCCGGATAGAAATCACCGTCAGTGTAGTCTTCTCCTAAATCTTGAAAATCATAAGTATCTCGGTTATAGTCGTCACTATCGTGGAATTCGTGTAATTTGTCAAGTTCGTATATATCAAGTGATTCAACCTCTGTCTCGTTAATATCTGGTGCATCTTCATATAATTGAGCAATCATTTCTTCACGTTCTCGTTGATATGTATTGGGATCATATTGGAATAATCCTTTCTGTTGTCCCACGTTCCATCGTCCAAGCTTATACGTTTTAAAGGCATCTTCTATTTTACGTTCTTCAATCGATATTTTGCCGAAATAAGAAACAATTCGATTTTTCTCTTTATCCTTAGCCCTATTTATTTTTTTCATAATCTGTTCATATGACATATCAAAGGTGCTTTTATTTTCATCTTCAATGTCTAAAAATGCAATCAGAAGAGATGCGACACGTTTTTTTAGTTCTGACCGATTGCCGGTAACTATTTGGATTTCAAGCAATTCATCCAACGCTTCCTCCATGTTCTCACCGATTTCGTCTTCTGTACTATATAATAGATTGGAACTGTTGCGCAAATTATCAATGTTATCGCGGCGATTTTGTTTCATATCTTGAATATCTGCGCGTTCCAACTCCGGATCATTTGAACAAACAATATATTCATACAAAGATGTGTAAAAACAGTACGTATAAAGCATATAGACTGTATTTTTATCCAAGAGAGAATGGAAAGAATGCACACTTTCATCAACATTCTTAACGATTTCAGTGTGGACCGGAATATGTTCTATAAATGCGTCGAGACTAGACAATCGATTGCTAACTTCTGCCAGCAATTGTAAAATGACTGTATCTGCCTTGAATGCTTCTAATCGGTCATAATAATTATCAATTGATTTTTGCAAATCAGCAGCGTGATTTTTATGAATCCCCCAGTGAGGGGGGACAGTTTTAAAAAAGGATGAATTGGTTAAAAGTGCAGATGGATATACATTCGAAATTTGGTAAGTTGCATTTTGAATAAATGTGAGAGCAGAATACAGCCCTTCTTCATAGTAACTGTTGGTTTCAGAGATCGGTTTATCTAGATTCCATTTATTAATATTTGCTAAGAAGGAGGCGAGTTTGTTATATTGCCGTTCCGTTAAATTGCCGTTTTTATCAAAAAAGCTAGTAATTTGTCCATACATTTCTTTGTTTGCACTATTCAGGTATTTAATCAGAGTAACAAGTTCCGGTGTTTTGGTATCAGTCATCGTTTTTGGATTATATGTATTGAGAACATTTAACAAATGTTTTCGGAGAGGTTCATCAATAATCTTAGAATTGGCATCATCCAGTTTATTTATGATTTCTTTGAGAACGGTTACACGATTAAACTGCAATGGTTTATCGAATGGAACAATATTTTTTTCATAAACAATCGCCATCAACTTATTTAAATCTTCAATCGTATATTTCTTACCGTTTTTCTTTAAGAACTCTATTTTATCGGATAAAGTCCATTTTGGATCATATAACGGGGGACGTTCCGAACAAACGGATTGATATAATTCTGGAACGGGTAAATCCCTATCAAAATTACAGTAATGAATGATCGCAGAATAGATTTTATCTTCTAAATCGCCAGAGGAAACCGATGAATAATGTATCCCGGTAAAATCGGCGTGATATAATAACGGAGCGGTTGTGAGAGTCTTTAAATCGTGTAATATTTCTGCCAAATTAGTAACAATACGAATATTTGCACCGATTTGTTCGTCCTCTTCATTAAAATAGGTAATTGGATTTGCAACATCCGTTTCATTGCAACAAGCGTTTTCTAAGAACAGACGATTTGTAGTTTTTAATAAAAGATCTTTTGTTTTCACGATATTGTTAATGCTTTCAATAATACCATAACCATATTGTAGGATCTTACTTTTCAAAACAGCAATCGATTCGTGTTGTTGCGGCTTACCTAATCGCAAAATTTCAATAAAATCTTTTTTAAAATCAGAACTTACAGTGCGTAGCGTTTTTACAACGGAGAAATCAATGACTGGCGGCAAGAAATGCTTCCATTTCGAAATTTGATGTTCTTCGGGTGAAACTAGCTCGGGCGAAAGAAGTATAAACTCACGTTTCTTGGCATACATATCAGTAATATCATTTCGTATAAGAATGTTTTTTTCAAGAATTTGTTTCATGCGATTCGCCAAGATTTCCGGTTTATACTTTTTAATGGAATCCCACGGCGATATTTGACTTTTGATTTTGTTGAGAACACAAGCAATATATTGAATGCCAGTTAAATCCTCTATGCCATTCATAGGGAATCCACTAAATGAACGAACGCATCCAGGAAAAGTTCGTTTTGTCTGGAAAGATGGTATAGCGGTTTGTATGGCAACTAATAATACACTCGATATAATAATGATCATCGTTTCGTTTCTGTAATTTCGGTAAGGTTGCAGCGCTTTATCCGTGTCTTTTAATAGTTTTGCTGACCGTTTATTATATGTATCTTCTTTCATTATGTTAGAAACGATCATTTCATTCGATACTCTAAGAATGAACTCGTCTAGACCATCAATATTGATATCAATATTTGAACAAATCGTCGAGAACACATTATAAATAGTTTCCGACGTCTCATCCTCAAATATGCGTTTTTCTTTTTTGCCAAGATTTTCCATAACAACAACTCCCAAGTCTTTTTCCATAATCTCGTGAGTAGTAATGCGAAACCCTGACTCGTCATACTCTTCGTTCGACGCAAAGTCAAGCTTACGTATAACATCGCCGGTGTGTTTGTCTACAATATCATCGCCATCATCACTGAGAACCCCGACATTCTTACAAATTTCATTCATTTTCGACATATAATTGGATGGATTATTCACGTATGTATCTGCTAATTCATAAATAGACCGCGCAAACAACTTGGTGTTCGTATCTTTACAATATAACCAATTCGGGTCTTCATCCAATTCATCTACCATAGGATTTCTACAATAATTATCAACAAATAAACAGATATCCAGTTGTTTTTTAGAAAAGTCGGATTGTCCCATAATAATGGATCGAATCGGAATGTAAGGAGAACGAATGAGGTCATCTAGTGAAGCAAGTTTTCCGATGTTATATGCAAGATTGTTTGCTCTATTTAATTGTATAGTTTTGAGAATATTAGACTTAGTAAGTAATTGTTGATGAAATTGAATATTCGCATTTAACTTCTCTCCCAATTCTTCCACAGAAACAGCGAACCGCTTATCAAATTCGCCCAGTAATTTTTTGCGGTTATATTCATTAAAACGAGAGGTTGTTTGTTGGTTCGATTCACACGTCTTATTCGTCAAGTTTTTATAACATTCTTGGCTGATATTGCAAAATAATGTGTTCGTATCTAAGAATGCTTGGTCAGTAATTGTATCATCTTGTATCCAGTTATCTTTTAATCTTCTATAATAAGTGATTTTCTTGCGCACATCAGACTCAATTTGAATAGACGCCCGGTCTGTTTCTGACAATTTCTCTTCATCTACACCATCGGGTAGAGTCGGACGTATTTCCAATATTGCGAATTCGCCATCCCTAACCAATTTTTTACCAGAAATTAATGTGGTAGCGAGTTCTCCTGCCAGTTCCTTTTGAGAACCGTGTATCTGGATAAGATTTTCAACAATAAACTCGTGAAATGTTTCCGGTGACATTTTCTTTTGTTCATCTTTGTATTTTTTCATAATATCATATGGCGTATCATCGAAATCCGCATCATAGTACACCTCCGATTTATTGTTATCACTTTGTAATTCTTTCATTGAAGTATATTTCTTGGTTAAGAAACGACGAGAACAATCGACTGGTTTAATTTGTTCATTATCTGTAATATCATCTAAGGATTGTTTTGAAAGAGCATCTGTAAAGTTGTCTGGTGTGATTAACGAAATTAATAGAGATGTCATTATATTTGTATATAAGTTCGAATTATCCGAGTTATTCATTCGCATAAGGATTTCTTGCGTGGTTAATTCGGTGGCATTTTCGTCTTTTGTTAATAAATGATAACTTTGGAAGAATGATTCTGACATCGATTGTTTATCATTTAATAACCGCAATATAGAGTTGGGGTATTTCATTGTTCGATACTTAGTGTTACGAAGTAAATCAAACTCCTTTGATTTTGAAATAAGTTGTTTTTTAATTTCACCAATTCGTTCTTTCATAAAAAATCGAATTTCCATATATTGGTCATATGTGATATCAGATGAATACACCATAAATGGTTCAAGAGCCTTAATTACGTCCATAAATGATACCTTGTCTTTTATATGTTTACGAACAATTCGAATAAGGAATCGTGTCTTAGGAATAATCACTTCAAGTAATTGTTTAAATTTTTCGTTTTTATCAAAATGTTCAATGTCCATATTGGGATCTAACATAAATTCCTGAATACCATTTAAAAAGGTGATTTTATCCTGTTTCTCCATCTGTTCATAGTCCAGCTGTTTGGAAAGGTCACTGATAACGTGTGGGATAATATCAGTATTTTTATGCAGTAATTTAAATAACAAGAAATAGTTTTGGTGCAATGTGGCTCGGTCAAGTATATTTGTAGATGGAAGACTAATAGTGGAGAACTTGACAACCGGTTCTGGTAAAAGCAGTAAGGATTTAACGGTCATTGTGTCATTTGGTGTCATTTCATTTCGAATATATAGTGTTTTGCCGGATTTCAAAGTATCTTTTGTAATATTAGAAAGCCCCAAATTATATCGCTGAATAACAAATTCGCGTGATTCGACCTCGTTATCTTTATCGAAGACACTTGATTTAAATTTGCCAAGATTATCAACAATTGCATCAATACTGGTTAGCACTCGTTCATTGGATAAAAATTGATCACTGTTATCTACACCTTCAAATGGTAGCATAATCGACTGGATTTGTTTATTAAGAGAAGAATAGGTAAGAGTTTTATCAACGTTATTTCTGTCATAATACTTATTTTGCAATGTTTCAATTGCACGCAAGTCCCCGCCAGGCGTTTCAATGCTAATATCAGAAGCGATAGCATTTGAAACACCATATATTTTTTTCCGATTAGAAACAACCGGTACAATCCATTTTAAATTGGTATCCATTTTTAGAATGCGTTCAATTAGTGGTTTATAGTAGTTTCCATTAATCTTAATGTCATATACGTTGTCGTAGCTATCAAACTTAGAAAATTGTTGTCGTAATTCTTTAAAACGATTAATCATAAGATGAATATTATCCATAACGGTAATAGTTCTTTGTGAGTTTGGAATAGTTGAAAGTATTTCATCCATTAAATCGTTTACTTGTGCATCAATGCCATATCTGCGTTCAGATTCCGGTATTTCAACTAATTGTTTCAGAGGTTGAAGTTGTTCTCCAAATATGATAGAATTTGCGTCAATATACAAATTGTGGAGAGTGTCTCTAATATTTGCATCTGGTATAGCATCTTCTGGTATAGAAATAATAGATTCACCGGTTTCAGTAAATTGTACAGAGGGAGAATCGGTTTCTTGCAATTCAACATTACTATCAATATCTTCTAATTCATTGTCAGCCACTGATTTGGCGGTTGCCAATGATGAAATCTTATTAAGTGACGCGGGCTTATTTCGAATAACAATGGATGTAATCGGTATGTTTTCCGGAATGCCTTTGTATCCAAAATTGATGAAAATAGTTCTAAGTTCGGGAAAAGTAGTGACTTCAATCATATCTTCTTCTAAATTGGTTATTTCGCCGGACACAATTGCAGGAATTTCACCGCCAAAATGAATATCAATCCATGTCTTCGGCAACAGATCGTTTTGTCTAGCATATCCTTTTTCTTCACTTCGATTAAGCAGATTAATTTGTGTAATCGATTCGTCTGTAAAATATCCATCATCCGCAATGGTTAGCTGGTAAAATCTGCCGGTAGCAATATTAACAACCTTAATTTTATGTTCATCGATATACATAATTAAAGCATTCATTTCGTGTATGTCAATATTTGATGGCGCAATAATCTCAATGATGTCGCCTAATTCTAACGTAATTGACGAGCCTTTCTTTGGTAAGACGGATGATTCTGTCTGAATTGGAGGTGTTTCATCAATTTCAATTGAATTATCATCCATAATGTTTCTGGTATAATATATTACTACAAGATAATATACATCTAAATTCTATTTACACAATTTACATATATGATTGGCAAAAAAGAATAAAGAAAACTAATTGGAAACAAAATAAAGAGTTTAATGGCATGAATACAATAAGTATTCTGAATGGAAAGTGTAACAAATAATGGTAGATATCAAATCGATATTGATAAACTAAATATGCAACGATTAACACGTATGATTGTATATAATGACGGTTCTTATTATAGTGTGTTTAATTATGACAAAGAAATGCTTTGTTATAATGATAATAAGAATAGAATGCATCGACTCACTATCCTTTCATTTCCCGAGAATAATATATTAGCGTTCTCTCCTCCAAAGTCATTAACATATAATACATTTGTCACGAAATATCCCGTTATTAATAACGAAATAGCAGTGACTGAATATATAGAAGGGATAATGGTAAATTTATTTTATGATACTCGTTCAGAAATGTGGAAATTAGCTACACTTGATAATATAAATATAATAAATACTGACGGAAACGATTATGTCACGTGTGAATTTAAGCGAGCGTTTCAACACGATAATAACCTACCACTAAACGACATTATAATCTTTCAGTACTTGCCCAAGGATTATTCTTACACATTTTCGTTAAAGCCGCTAACAACAAACTTATATAAACAGGTCGACCGACCAGAGGCATATATAATATCAGTGCATCAAGTAAAAGAAGATACGGTGGAATATATTTCACCAAACGAGTATGAGAACTGGTCGATCTTTACAGATGTGAATAATACGATACAATTTCCATGTCGATATGACAATATTCAACAATATTCTGAAATCACAAAAAATAATTCGTATCATTTTTCGGATGACAGACTCGCGGGGGTTATTGTAAAAAACACATACACAGGAGAACAGTGCAAAATCCTAATGGATAATTATGAAAAATATATTAAAATGATGGACGTGACGCCGTTAAACCGATACAAATATGTCTGCTTACTCCGGATAAATAAAGTAACTGAATATTTAACATTCTTTCCAAGAGCAAGAAACGATTTTTATAAAATGAAAGAAATATATAACCAATTAATTGGAAGGATACGCTCTGCCTATCAGGATAAGTATATCAAACAAAACGCTAATTTCATAGAAGACAAGTATGTTACAATCATATATAAAATACATCATAACGTGTATTTGCAATCGCGAAATAGGAACAATAATATTGTAATCAGTTGCAATATTATAAAGGATTATATGAAAAGTATGGATCCAAAGATGGTATTTGAATTATTACATAATATTTGATTATAGCGTACTATAAATCGCAGCGATCTTGCTAAGATTTTGAATGTACTTTGCACAATGTTCTTTATTCGCATCATCCATATTCTTAATCGGTCCACGAATCTTATCAATCATTTTCATAATATCGGAAGCATTTGAGAGTACTTGGACATCTTGACTATAATCCTTTTCAAAAAAGAAGGTGATATTGCCACTGTCAATAACGTCTTTGTAAGGGGCATATACGTGTTTAAACCACGCCTTTATAACAATCGTTGGGTTTGCACGCCTCACCGTATCAAATGTAGATCTGGCTTGTACAATGTCTGCATTGTCCGGATATATACCAATAATATCAGTTAAAAACTCAGACATATGAGTGTTGAATGCACGCGAGAGAGTTGGTTTGTCTGCCATAATAAGTAATATTAGTTATTATGACAACGAGTTTATATTGTTTTTATAAATATTTATTAAATATGTCCTCCGATAGGTTGTTGTTTTGGCATTATTGCAGAAATGTCATCAATGCGTTTTTGTTGAAGTGAATCAATTGTAACGCCGGATGACACTTTGTCGGCTTGATAATTATCCTCAGGTGTATTTATAAATTGTATATTGTCATCTGCTGAAACATAATTATATAACTGACGTTTGCCACCAGTACCTTTAGCACTTAGTTCATCCGGAGTAAGATTGTACATTGTGTATTGTTCCGATATAATATTTGAACCACCTGATGATTTGCCTAAATAAAATGCGCTAGGTTCTCCTGCATTTCTATTATGTGCGGAATTAACCGATTTTAACGTTCCGTGGTAATGCGTAATAATTTCGTCACCAACAATTACCTTGTATCCTTGTTTAACTACTAACAAGGATGGCACACTTTGTATATTTGGTGGCATGATTACTTTTCCGCCAGTTTCAAGTGTAATATATGTCTGATTTGTTTTATTATCTCGGGTTCTCTTATCTATACAAATAAAACTAATTTTATCAGACATATTTGCCTTTACAAGAGTCTGGATGATTTTTTGAGAGTGTTTACAATAATTGCTATAATATAATATATCCATACGCTTGATATATTATATAGTAAAATTGATTTCGTTAAAAAAACGTATAAATATAAAATTAAGCCATGCCTCCTACACACATCGAATATAAAAGTCTATTCTGGAAGTAAAAAAACACGTATCCAGCGGCAGCTATTAACATCTGTAAGTAAAATTCAGCACCCATACGTTTTGTCATACCAAGAGTAAGTGTAGATATAACTAACAATGTCAGTAAAATAATATTAATAACAGAAAGGTAGTAGAAGTAAATGCAGTAGTCTTTACCAAGAGGTCCAAACAATTTATCGGCAAGGTTGTCCATATCTACGATATACTATAATACAAGATAATAAAATATTGGCGCCACAATAAAAATTATGCTAAAAACTACTATCAGGCGGTGAAACTTTTATTATTTTTTTCAGGTATAAGATGAAATGAAATGAAAAAATGAAATAGTATAAACGCAAATATTGTATGTAAAATATATTCATCTATTTTATAACGACGTAATGGATAATTCGACAACATGGAATGTAATAAACAGATATTTTGAGGAAAACCCACAAAGTTTAGTAAGACACCATACTGAGTCGTACAATGATTTTTTTAAAAATGGTATCTTTCAAATATTTAAGGAGAAAAATCCATTGCGAATTGGGACAAAATTTGATGAAAAATTAAATGAATATCGTTCTCAGTGTATTATGCATTTTGGTGGAAAAGATGGCAGCAAAGTGTATTATGGCAAACCGGTTATATATGATGATAATAACTCACATTATATGTTTCCAAATGAAGCCCGTTTACGAAATATGACATATGGAATGACGGTACACTATGATATCGAAATAGAGTTTATTGATATTTTAGAGGAAGGTCAAGCGCCGATATTGGTTGGTCCAGATGAATTATTCACTAGCGGAGGTACCAATAACGATATACCAACAGACGTTTTTAAAAATATAAAAAACATTACGACCGATATTGAAAAGGCGGCGGAACAACTTGGCGGAGAAGAACAATCGGGGGGAGCACCGGCAAGAAGAAAAGGAAAACGAGTAACTGAACAATTAACAACTGAACAGACCGCGTTGATACGTGAGCTTACTGAGAAATCAATGGTTACTGCAACTAAGCAATCGAGAACTATTATTCTTGAAAAGATCTTTTTGGGAAAATTTCCAATAATGGTACAATCAAACTATTGTGTATTGTCTGGATTACCTCGCGAGGTGAGACATACAATGGGCGAATGTATGAATGATGTGGGAGGATATTTTATAATAGATGGAAAGGAGAAGACAGTTGTATCACAAGAAAAGTTCGGAGATAATATGTTATATATTCGTAAATCCGGAGATGAGAAATATTTATACTCTGCCGAAATTCGATCTGTTTCTGAGAATCTAGCAAAGCCGGTGAGAACATTATCTGTTAAAATAATGGCGCCTACTCCGTCATATACATTTAAGAATATTGTAGTAAATATTCCAAATGTAAGGAAGCCGGTTCCCCTATTTATCGTATTTCGTGCATTGGGCATTATTTCAGATAAACAAATTATCACAATGTGTTTGTTGGATTTAGATAAATATGAAAATATGATTGATTTATTTAGACCATCCGTGCACGATGCAGGCGGAATCCTTACTCAACGTAATGCATTGAAATATATTGCATCATTCACAAAAGGCAAGACGACAACACACGCATTAGAAATATTAGCTGACTATTTTTTGCCACACGTAGGGGAAGTTAATTATATACAAAAGGCGTATTACTTGGGATATATCACTTTTCGATTACTCTCTGTATATACCGGTGTCGAGCCACCGACCGATCGTGATAATTTTAAATATAAAAGGATTGAATTAGTCGGTTCATTATTAAACGAGTTGTTCCGGGAATATTATCAAATACAATTAAGACAAGTGAGCTTGGCGTTTGACACAATATTAAATATGAACAAAGCAATGTATGAGGACAATCTACAAGGATTAATTGAACAGAATTATAAAGAAGCATTTAGTCAACGAGAACTGGAAGCAGGGTTTAAGCGCGCATTCAAAGGAAATTGGGGCGCACATCCACATACAAAACGAATTGGGGTAGTCCAAGATTTGAACCGATTATCACACAATTCGGCGTTAAGTCATTTGCGTAAAACAAATCTGCCGCTAGACCCTAGTGTAAAATTAGTGGGTCCGCGTGTATTGCATAGTACCCAATGGGGTTTTTTCGATCCAATTGATACCCCGGATGGTGGAAACATCGGTATTCATAAGCATATGGCAATATCAGCGTATGTAACACAAGGGTATTCGCGAGAACATATGATAAAATGGTTACGTGAAAAGGTAGAAATGAAATTGTTGGAAGAGTGCAGCCCCATTATATTATCGAGACTAACAAAAGTCATTGTAAATGGACTGTGGGCGGGGGTTATTTCCACACCAACCGAAGCAGTTGAAAAAATAAGATTATTTAGACGCAATGCATTGATCCCAGTATATACAAGTGTAACTTTTAATATTAGTCACAATACAATTTTTATCTATACTGATGCAGGACGAATATGCAGACCAGTCTTTTATCGTGACCCAGAAACAAAGAAGATGTCGTATGAAAGCAATGCAATCAAAACGCATTTAACCGACGATGATTTTACGTGGAATAATCTAATTTCTGGATTTAATCGCAAAAAACAACCGGATTTTCATCCAAATCAATACAAACTATATGAATTGCACGAATTATATGAAGGAATTGATGCGGAAACGAATCCGGCAAAACTGAAACGTTTTATAGAAGAAAAGGCAATAATCGATTATATTGATACAAACGAGACGGAGGATGCATTGATTGCAATGAATATAGAAGAATTAGAAAAGGAGAAACAATCCAAACACACCCATATGGAATTACACGAATCCCTTATATTTGGAATGATGGGCAATTTAATCATTTTCCCTGAAAATAATCCAGCTACACGTAATTCTTTCTCGTGCGGTCAAAGCAAACAGGCGTGCTCAATGTATCATACAAATCATCAAGTCCGTATGGATAAAACCGCCGTTGTATTATCATATGGTCAAAATCCGCTACTTAAAACCCGCTTTTTAGAACATATTAATCACGAAAGCAACCCATATGGCGAAAATACCATTGTGGCAATTATGTGTTACACCGGATATAACGTAGAAGATGCGATTTTAATAAATGAGGGTGCATTGAAACGCGGGTTATTCCAGACAACATATTATAGTACATATGAAACGCACGAAGAAAAAAGTCAGACAGGAGAGGGTACAATCGAGAAAAAATTCACAAATATTGAAAATGATATGGATGTAGTTGGCACAAAAGCGGGATATGATTACAGTAAATTAGATAAATATGGAATTGTTAAAGAAAATACTGAATTGGATGATAAAACAGTTTTAATTGGCTTAACCGCGAGTAGCTCACGTCCGGGCAGTGAAAAAGTGGATATGTCAAAGACGCCGAAGAAAGGACAAATCGGAATCGTGGATAAAACGTTTATTACGGATGGTGAGGAAGGCACAAGAATAGCCAAGGTACGTGTGCGCGAGATAAGAATACCAAATTTGGGTGATAAAATGGCGTCTCGTGCAGGTCAAAAAGGAACTATTGGTTTAGTTGTGCCAGAAGAAGATATGCCTTTCACCCGAGATGGCATACGCCCAGATTTAATTATAAATCCACACGCAATACCATCTCGTATGACAATTGGACATTTGGTCGAATGTATCATAGGTAAAGCAGCAGCCATATATGGTGGATATAGTGATTGCACTGCGTTTAATAACAAAGGTTCTAAGATCAAGGTATTTGGAGAGATGTTATCCAAGGTGGGATATCATTCAAGCGGTAACGAAATACTATACAATGGAATGACCGGAGAACAACTGGAAACCGAGATATTTATGGGACCGAATTATTACATGCGATTAAAACACATGGTGAAGGACAAAGTGAATTTCAGAGCGCGAGGACCAAATACTGCATTAACCCGTCAGCCGGTTGCAGGTAGAGCAAATGATGGAGGTCTAAGAATAGGTGAAATGGAACGTGATGTATTAATCTCTCACGGAATATCTGATTTTTTACGTGAATCTATGATGGAACGTGGTGATAAATATCAAATGGCAGTGTGTAATACGACCGGAATGATGGCAATATATAATCCAGCAAAGAATCTATTTTTTAGTCCAATGGCGGACGGTCCATTGCGTTACACCGGTGATTTATCATCAAAGGATATGCGTATTGAAAACGTAAGTAAATTTGGACGCGATTTCAGCATAGTTAGTGTGCCATATTCATTCAAGCTACTATTACAAGAATTACAAACAGCAAATATTCAAATGAGATTGATAACAGAGGATAATATTAAACAGATGGAGAACATGACCTTTTCTAAAAATATCAATAAATTAACATTCAACACCAATATAGACATTAGAGAGATGGTAATGAAAAACGTACATAATCTTGCTCAGCTAAATGCAAAAGATAAGAATGTTACACCAATAGATGAAAAAATATCCGCACCGTATGTACCGGTTTCACCTGACTATCCACCAGATTATTCAGAATATAATATTCCGCAGAAAACTCTACCGGATTCAGCTGAATCATCCATCTATAATCCATTATCGCCGGGTTCGCCATATTCAGCATCTGCATATAATGAAAAATCGATGGCTGAAAGCCCACCATATGCGCCGGATTCTGCTAATTCGACAATATATAATCCTTTGTCGCCGGGTTCGCCATATTCAGCATCTGCATTTAATCAAGGTACATCCATTGAAAGCCCTCCTTATGCACCAGATTCTGCTGATACAGAATTAGATCAATTGTCTCAACAAGCACGTGAATACAATAAAGGAGATGTTGTATATTACAGAGGTGATGAAAGACCGAATCGTAGTTGGCGTGTAAGTAATATAGGAGATAAGTTCATTAAAATTGAGACAGATACTCCTAGCATAAATGGAATGGATACTGTAAAATTGGTTACGGCGAATGATATATATACAATGAATTTACCATATACACCTACAACTACGCCTCCGTCAACCACACCGACAACGACTCCTCCACCAGGTTTGTTGCAAAGTGGTGGAAATTTTCAACCTATTCATCAAGACCCGTATATGCCGGGGGGAGGACCCAACATAACATTTGCACCGGTGATTAAGGTATTGAATGGAGGAAGTGATTTTTCTACTGGAGATGCAACTGATACAGACACGACGGCAGCTTCCAATCCGTCGGAAATGCCATCACTCATAAGCAATATATCAGATCTCAGCATTAAGAAATTGCCGAATAATATACCAGCATCAGATAATAGAGCTGAACCGCCAAGTAATTCTAGTGGCGAAATTGATTTTAACAACTTAGTTATTAAGAAAAATGGATGAGGAGAATCTAAAAAATTGAAATGACTATGATACATATATAAAAAGTATTAATCTTATTATATATTATAATGACAACTACTAATAACAAAATATTAAAGCTATACAAGTCTCGCCTAACTATTATAGAACAGTTAGCGAACTTGGAATATAATATAGATGAATATGAAGAATTTAGTATAAATGAAATTGATGCAATGAATAATAACTCTCAACTAGATATGCTTGTTACCAATGAGGATACAAATACAAAAGTATACATTAAATATAATTTAAATGCAAAGCAAATGAATGGACAAACATTGGATAACATTATTGAAGATTTATACACAATCGATACTGTATTAACCACTGCTGACACTTTAATGATTGTAACAGATGTAGAACCAAATGATTCTATATTAACTAAAATACGTTATTTGTATGACCATAGTGGCATATTTATAGTAATGCATAACATAAACAGATTGCAATACAATATTTTGAATCATGTGTTAGTTCCAACGGCACGTATTTTAGGAGAGAAAGAGATAGAGGAATTTAAACAAACATACAATATTCTTAATTTAAGCCAAATTCCGGAGATTTCTCGTTTTGATCCACACGCACTCGCTATATGTTTAAGACCGGGACAAGTATGTGAATTTATTCGCGATAGTGCTACTGCGATGAATGCAAAGTATTATAGAGTATGCTTGGGTTAATATCAAAATATTAGTTAGATAAATATGATTCTATATATTATAATCACAATGTCATCGTTGGACATTCTTATTGGATACAGCAAAAACGATTTTTTTTACGTAAATGCTGAAAATAATGGGAAAATGCCAAACTACCAAATGTGCACAGATTTAAAGATACACGATGTGAATTGGGATATAAGTTGTAATAGTACACACTTTATTGATGCTAGCGCAAATTGTTTGAAAAAAGAATTATGTATTAATAAAGAATATTCGAATACAATTAAATCAATGCAGCAAACACATAGTGGTTCTGGCGAAAAGTATGATAACGCTAAAGACGTGTATGATCAAACATTTGCTCATACAGTGAATTTAGGAAGTGGCATAGTAGTGATAATGATTTTATTATACAAAGTAATCTCTGGCTAATATTCTCTAATGATATTTATATAAATGTCATTATTGAACACAGAATTTAAAAACTTTAATAAAGAACAAAAAGAATTTAGAGCGGTTCCTCCTGAGAAGGATTTTGTAGTGTATGCGAATCAAAACAAATTAGTGGTAAATGACACAAAAAATCCGCAAGATATTACCAACGGTGAATATATCGCAAATTCATCAAGTGAAACTATCTGGAAACCCGCACATGCGGCGATTCGTGCATTCGATAAAGATACAACGAGTTTTTGGCATACACCGTGGTGTTGTGGTTATGGATATAAACACGGAGCCTATGAACGGGGAAAATATATTGGTGGCGGAAGTTCGAGACATTATTTTACAACTACGACCACAACAGGCGAATCAATTGCGGGTGAATGGTTAGAAATTAAGTTACCGTATAGATTGCAAATGACTAAATATGAAATATTAACGTCTACTCACTGTTGTCCGACACGATTTCCAACCAAATTTACTATGCTCGGATCAAATGATGGAACAACGTGGGTAGTATTAGACCAGCAGCGTATTCAAGGTGATCCTCAAAATAGTTATAATCTACTGCAACCAGTACCATTTCAAATATCAAAACACATAAATGAATACAATGTATTTAGAATCGTATTTGAAGGATCAATGTACAATCGTTACGAAGGTGTGATGAATATAAGTCAATTAAATATATATGGATTATTTCCTTGTATAAATATGATTGGTCAGTGCGAAAATATCCAAACATATAGTAATAATACAATGTCAAAGATAGAAGGTATGAGTCTAATGGAAAATGAAATGCAACTTTTAGCAGATTTGAAGAGTTTTAATGATAAATATGCTCGATATATAACTTGCCAAGCCAACTCAAATGGATGCAACACCAATACGGATTTAGATGCAGGAGTGGTTACTGCTGCATATGATAGAATAATTCTTACAAACAATAATGAACTAACTGGTGGAAGTTTATATGCAGTGTATAATACACAATTAAATAAATTTAAAACGCATGCAGAGTATGATATATCACATAATGAAATTAGTAATACTCACTCAGATATTATGAAATTGCGCAGTGAGTTAGATATAAAATTAAAGGAATTATATGCCACGGAGGACTCAATGACATACGAACAGAAGCGTGTATTTGACGGCGCAGTATATACGAGTTTAATATGGACAGTTTTAGCAACATCCACCTTATTTTATGTCTTCAAACATATGTAAATAGAAAACAATAACGATATAATGTAGAAGAATTTTATCGTTATAATATAAAACAATGACAAGTGCAAATGAGACTATACGCATTTTTCCGTTACCAGATAATAAATATATGGATGGTAATAAAATCGTCATAAGTGGTATTGCAGACAAAGGTATAGCAAAATATACACCAAATGGCGAATATGAGATAACCTCCTCATCGACTGCAAGCGGAGAAACCGAGCCGTATAAAATCTCTAATCAAGACGAACAAGATTACTGGCAATGCGACTATAAATCAAACCCAAATTTTAACGATGGAAAGTATTCCCAATATACCCAAAACCCATATACTGGCGGCAATACATCATCGGCATATCAAGGCGGTGGTTCAGTTTCCGGCAATACGTGGGCTACGCCAGTTGGTTCTGGTAAAGTATCAAATGTGCGAGGAGAATGGATACAAGTCCGCATACCATACAATGCATATATACAACAATATAGTATAAGAACACCTACATATACAAAAGATAATACGTTTCCACGAAAATTTATATTGGTGGCGTCGAAAGATGGCATGGCTTGGACCCAACTTGACCAACGCAATCTAACCGACGATGAAGTGCCAAAAGGATTAGATGTAAAAAAGACGTTTAATATAAATGCAACCGATAAGTATTCGTATTTTAGATTAATCATAAATGCAATGGGACCAAACGTCTCTACTGTAAGTATATGTGAATTTGGATTAATCGGTACAACAATGATCGGTGTTAATAAAGAAGCTTTAAAAGAGACATTTGTTACGTTAAACCGGTCGATAGAAGTTAGTGATGAAACTACAAATAATATATCCTATAATGGTATTAATATGTATGACAAACAGTATGCCAAATATGATACACCAACAAAGCACGATATAAAAAAAGAACCTAATCATAATAATAATAATAATATACCGATAACCCAAAGTCAAAGCCAAAATAAACAAACGATGGAATACCTAACACAAACCAGTATTGTTGCGTGTGTAGTTTTAACAACCGCCTTTATATACACATTGCTTCGCAAATAAGATATAACGTGTAAGATATATTATATAATATTATAATAATATATATTATATACATTCACATGTCTAATAAAAATTTTAAAGAAACAGGAAAAGATTTAAAACAAGCAATCGAAAATATAAAACGGGATTATGATTTAGTATATTTTACGCCGAGTAGCAGCAAAATTAAGAATATAGATACTGGCAAATGTATGGCAGTGACAGAATATGATAATCTAGCAACAGTTGGAATGAAACAATTAGACGGTAATTTGCATACAGAAGAATCTTGTAAGTTGAATGTGGGTATGATACAAAGCGAGAATACTTGGAAAGATTTTATAAATAATAAAAAACCAACAGTTTCAGTTAAAGGATTAAATTACAAGTTAGTGCAAGGATATTTTGATAATAACCCTCAATATTTCAATTCTGCCCCAGTATTAAAAACCGGTGTAACTACATCGTTCGCCAGTATTTCACATGGTACAAACTGGGGAATTATTGATCCAAACAATCCTAGGCAACATAGATATTCAGTTGAATGGACCGGCACATTTACGCCACGTGGAAGCGGTAACTGGTATTTATGGACAGGAAGTGATGACGCCAGTTTTTTATGGTTGGGTAAAGACGCTATCAAAAATTATAATGTGAATAACGCACTTGTAAGGAACGGAGGATTACACGGAATGCGCTGGGCGGGTGCTGGTATTCGATTAGAAAAAGGGCAGAAATATCCCATACGCATACAATTCGGTGAAAATTGGGGCGGACATAATATGTGGTCTGATTCTGTACTTGGACCAGACGAGAATAATAGATATCAATGGTGGAGATTGGGAGACGTTACTACAAACGATTTTAATGCACAAGATACCACATTATATTATTCATTAGTAGAAAATACACCGGAATTGACAAAACAGGGATTATACAATTGTTATATCGCAGATACAACAAATACTTTAAATACGGAGATCTCATCGAAACCAAATTCGTTCAATTATAAAGTTATATGGAGCGCACTCGATGAGGCAAGCGAATCGGAAAAAATAAATCCAAGCAACTATGCATATTATCGTAATGGGGCATTATTTGTATGTAATGAAAATGGAAATATATTGAAGCAAATCGGAGAAACTTTGGATGAAAATTCGCTCGCGTATAATTTATCTTGGACAGAGGTCCTTTATTATTTATATAGATATCCTGACCTTATGAAAGCTGCCGGAGGTTATAACAATTCTTCTAATTGGCAGAATTTTGCACAGACTCACTGGAGAAATTGGGGCAAAAAAGAAAATCGAACATTTGAAGAGGTAAGTTCTACTAAGAATCTGAAATTACATAATGATGGCAATATATCGCTACGTGGCAGTATAATTACTACCGTAGATGGTACAGATGCCGTTGTGAATCCATATTGGGAATCAGAAAGAAATCTATTGTTAAGGAAAAACTACGCAGTTCCATATGATAGAACTGGCAGTGCCGGCGGTGGATGGTGGACGAAAGGAGATATTATTCGTCGAACATCGTGGGACAATCAAACACTGTTAATCTCGGAGAATGGCAAATTCAAGCTAGAAATGTCAGAATCAGGAAACTTAATTATAAAAATGTCAATATCTGGATGTACTGGTAACACGCCGGCTGGTATGAAGTTTACTAAAAAATCGGATAATCAACGTGGCGAGAATTATTATTTATATAAAACGGATGCAGATATGAAAATGGACAAATTATTCGTAGGACAAGCAAACAATAATATACGCAGATTGAAGCGCGTAAATGAATCTGGAAATGATTTAATTAAGGGCAATAAATATCTACTATATAACGATTATGCTCCAACAGACACAACTGGCTCAACAATCGTGACAGACAAAACCGAATGTGAAACAAAATGCAATGATGACAAATCGTGTGATTATTATTATAGTTATGTCACAAATGATGAAAAGACCAATTGTAAAATCGGAAAAAATGCAGGAATAAAACAATTTATTCCAATACAACCAGAATCTGGAATAAAATCGTCGCAGTTATATATAAGAGATACGGTGATGAATTTACCGAAAAAGGATATTCGTAATATGATTCCACGCAAG